CCCCGATCAATACAAACCCAAATCTCTCGCAAGTGATCAACTTTCTGGGGTGGTCACAAACTGGCAATATCGCAACCGAAAAATAGTCCAGGTTGATGACAAGCACATTGTCAGAGTCAAGCATGCCGATCTCTATCGACCGAATCTATGGGGGCAATCCTGCCCGATAAAATACAAGGAAATCGCAGGTCAGTTTTTTGGTGAACCACCAGATCCAGTTTGGCGAAAGACTCAGCCTAGAATTAAATGATCTATTTGCTGAAAACCGAAGGATTGCCGTATTACAAACTAGGTTTTACAGAAAGCAATTTAGAGGACCGAATCGCAAACCTTCAATGCGGAAATCCGCACACGATCAAAAGCGTAGCAACTTTTGATGGAGGTTTTCTGGAGGAATCGCTGATACACGCAGCATTGCGTGACAATGTGGTTTTGGGCGAATGGTACGTCATGCAACAAGCACCCTTGCGAACCATACGTTATTTACTGTGGAGGGATGGTGAGGAGATGCCACAAATCGACAAGATCCTTGAACCTCTGCCAGATCACAAAGGGTGTTACCGGATGCCTCCTGAAATAAATTGGGAAATTGAGATCCTGCGGAGTCGAGGAATGAAGTATCGCGAAATTGTCGATGCTCTGGGAGTCAGCGAAGTCTGCATTAAAAACAATTTAACCCCTGGTTATCGCAACAACATGATCAGGTTTAAAAAACGAAAGTCACAACAATGATAGAATACAAAGTCACACGCTGGGAACCCCAACTTAATTGCAGCAGTCATTCGTCCTGCGAGGATGTTCATTCGGTAGTCTTCGGATTAACCGCAACGAATACCGAAACCGGATCGACTGCATATGTCGATGAACGAATTATACTCGATCCTTGCATGCCAGCAGATCAACTCAACCAGCAAGCCGAACAACTCTCTGAGACCTGGGCTGGAGCAAGAGGGTTTTACATGACGCTTCAAAAGATGCTTTTTCAGAAAGATATGGCACCCAGACCGATGCCGGAAACTTACGAAGCACCAGATTTCGAAAGCATGAATATTGGCGATGGATACAAGGAATTTGTGATCAATGAGAACAACATGAATGATCAGGAATTGGTCGATGAAGTCTTTGGTGATGCACTCCCTCCTGAACCAGAACCAGAAGCAGAACCAACTAAAGATGCTGAAACTCCTGCTGAAAATTAATGTGGGAAGATTGGGCATTTAGACCTCATCCTGTCTATCCTTTGCCATCAAAGGAGCAGGTTGAGGTTGCAACATCCACTCCTGAAGGAACCGAAACCTTCAAGGAGATGATGCATGCGAGAGGCGAAAAACTTCGTCTCGAAATTGAAGATCCCTATAATCACGGGTTTGAACCCGATCACTGGAAAGAGGCAGATGAACTTCTAGCAAAACACAGCAACCTCCTTGTCAGTGGAGGCAACCGTTCAGGCAAAACGGAATACTGCGCGAAACACGTAGTTAAGCACCTGATGCAAAACCCGAAATCCAGGGTGATCTGCATGCACACTACTCACCAGTCATCGTTGCAGACTCAGCAACCAGTCATTCATAAATATCTACCTTTACAGCTAAAAGGTAAGAAGATTCGTAAAGACGTAGAGAACATCAGCTATTCACAGAAAAACGGTTTTAGTGATAACACGTTTATTTTGCCAAATGGATCTCAATGTTGGTTCATGCATTACTCGCAAGATCCCAGAGCATTTGAGGGACTTGAGATCGATCTTTGTTGGGCCGATGAATTGATCCCAAAAAATCTGCTCGACACTCTCAAGTTTCGTTTGGTCACTAGAGCTGGGAAAATGCTCGTCAGTTTTACTCCGGTTCTAGGAATGACTCCGGTGGTCAAGGACTTTGTCGCAGGTGGTGAGGTCACCGAATGGGCAGATTCGGAATTACTCCCCGATGTCAACATTCCAACGGGACCAAAAGGTAAGATGCCTTACAAGATGCGATGTCGAAACGAGCAGTCCGCATGCATCTGGTTTCATACATCCTGGAACCCTTACAATCCGTATGAGCAACTGAAGCAGAGGTTGCAGGGGCAACATACTAACGAAATCAAAATACGTGCATACGGCTGGACAGAAAGCGCAATTGGAAATGCGTTTCCTCGATTCGGAGATGGTCACGTAATTGATCACACGCAGATCCCTAAAGAGGGAAAAAACTTCATGTGTGTCGATCCAGCAGGGTCAAGAAATTGGTTTATGCTCTGGGGAAGAAACGTTGGAGATGACCTCTACATATATCGTGAATGGCCCGATGCTTCGATGGGTGAATGGGCTATACCTTCAGAGAAACCTGATGGTTCCGCAGGTCCAGCGCAAAGGGCAGGTGGTGGAGGTAACTCGATCAATTGGTATAAAAAACTGATCACTGATCTTGAAGATGGTGAGGAAATCTTTTTGCGATTAATTGATCCCAGAGCATGCAAGGCCAAATCACTTGATGGTCGAGAAATACTTGATGAGTTGAAAATGGGAGAGGCAGGAATGTGGTTTGATCCAGCTTCTGGAGCACAGATCCAGCAAGGTGTAGGACTAATCAATGATCTTCTTTACTATGACAACCATCAGGAAATCGATGATGAAAATCGCCCCAGATTATTTGTAAGCAATCGATGCAAGAATCTCATTTTCGCAATCAAGGAATGGTCAGGAGCAGGAGGAGAAAAAAGCCCAACCAAAGATCCGATCGATGTGCTGCGCTACATAGTGCAGGAAGAAAACTTATTTACCCCACAAGACACACTAGGCACAAGCGGAGGAGGAAGTTATTAGATGAAGGAAATCAAATGAAATACCCTAAATTAATTGGATTTAAAGAAACGCGAGCGATGACTGGTTTATCGACTTACGAAATTCAGTATTTAATAGAGCAAGGCGACCTCACCGCAGTTATCCCTGTGAAGAGAAAGCGCAAGTTGATCCATCAACAGGTGGTCGATTATATGGACAAATTGTATGAGTCAAGCAAACGAATCTCTGGTTAACCTCACTGAGGAATATAAACGTGCTGGTGGAACCAGTGCAACGCACCATTACCAAACCCGAACTGATTCGGTTCGTCTGGCTCGATGGAGAGGACAATCCGAATCTGGTCGCAAGGAGCAACGCTACTATGATAAGGAAAAGGTGTTTCCCTGGGATGGTTGCTCTGATGTCAGATGCCGATTGACCGATCAACTGGTTGGTGAATTCAAGGATCTCCTTGTCACCGCATTTAAGCGAGGCACTCTGCGAGCAGGTGCAACAGAGGCAAACGATGCTGAGTCCGCACAAGTGCTCACCACCCTGCTTCGCTACTATCGAGAGAACCTGCTTCTGCAAGAATTGCATGAGGCAGCAAGCCTTCTGGCAGATTACGGTCAACAAGACGGTATCTCGTTTTTGCAAATAGGCTGGAAAAGCGAAGACACTAAAAAACGCATTCCGATGTCTCTTCCCGTCTTGCAGCAAATGGCACTTGCAGCAGATCCTGAAAGCTTGCAAGCCAGACTTCCTGAGTTAATAGCAGATGAGCTTTCAGAGAACGAAGCCATTGAGGCGATCAAAGGAATTTTAAACGTAACAACCAGGGACGCTCGAAAAGGGATTAGGAAACTTCGCAAAGGTGAGGTTGTGCAAATTCCGATCATCGAGCAGACGGTCAATCAACCTGACATCTCTGCATGCAGGTTATACATCGACGTTTTCATTCCACCTGAAACAATCCATCTTGAAAATGCTCGATATGTTTTTCGTCGATACTACATGAGCGAAACAGAACTTCGCTCTTATGGTTTTGATGAAAAATTCGTTGAGAAAGTTTTAAGCACAAAAGACGATGTATCGCACACCTACCAAAACTCATTTGCGTCATACATAGTCGAACCTGGATTTCAGGACGGGATGTATGAAATTGTTTATGCATACGAACGAAAGCTCGATGAGGACGGCATGCCTGAAATCGAATGCACTGTTTTCCACCCAGACTTAAATGACATTGAGGGTAAAAAAGAGACACTGGATTATCTCTCAGGAAAATACCCATTCGTTGCATACAGGCGAGAAAATGCAGTTCAAAAACTCGTCGAAACTAGAGGACTTAGTGAGATCTGTCACACCTGGCAGGATGAGATTAAAACTCAACGAGACATGCTTGCCGATCGCGCAAGTCTCTATGTCAACCCTCCCATAGTTCATGCTGCGAGATCCGGTGGTAATTATGAGTTCCGGCCTGGATCGACTATCAGTGAAATGCGAGCAGGAGAAATTCGCACGCTTGATCCCCCTAGATCTTCAATTACTGAAAGCATTCAGATCATTGATTACGTCGAACGGCAATGTAATGAATACTTAGGACGAATGGGACCAGGAATGGACCCTACTGTGGTTGCGATTCGCAGACAGGCAACTGTCGATAACTTCATGACGGTTTGGTCAAAAGCATTTTCAAAAATGTTTCAACTCATGCAGATCTTTCTGACCGATGAAGACATGCAGAGGATCGCTGGTAAGTCATTGAACATGCCTAGATCCAGCAAAGAGATTCAAGGTAACTTTGATTTCCGAATTGTTTTTGACAGCAAAGAATTGGACAACGATTATCTGCTTAACAAAATGCAGGCACTCACCAGTGTCGCACTTCCAAATGATTCCGCTGGTGTGATAGATCGAGGTGCGCTTGTGACTGAAATCGCAAAGGCCATTTCACCATCGCTCGCAGACACGATCGTCATGCCGAAAGTTGGTGTGTCGCAGAAAATTTATCAGGAGGTTATGGGGGATATCATCGCTATGGCACAAGGCAATGCAGTTCCTCCTAAACAAGATGATCCTGCTGCACAAACCAAACTTCAATTCGCAAATCAGATCATCCAATCAAATCCAAAATACCAGGAAGCTTTGCAAAACAACGCTGATGAACGCTTTGTTCAATTGATGCAAGGTTATTTGC